AATGAATAGGAATCTAGCAGTAGCACTTTATAATTGCGATCCTTCGGGACTGGAAGGTCAGGACTTAAAAGATTATGAGTCAGTTGACTTTGACTTTGTTGTAACCGATTGGGCCGAAGACAGTACTGATATCAATGACAAGTGTGATATATCAGGACTATGGGACCACTGTGTAACGATCGAAACAAAATAAGGAGCAAATGATGAGTGCCAATATAAGAGAGAAACTAATTGAAGAGTTCTATTACTATGGTCCCCCGGGATGCGAGGATATTGATAGAAGTAAACTGGAAGCCATGCCTCTAGAGGAACTTATAAAAGATGTTGATTTTTTTAAAGCAACTTATGGTTGGGACTAGGAGTAAAAAATGAGTTTTTACAAAAATAAAGATACACAGCTGGCCCACGATCTAATCCAGGATACTCCTGGGTTACTCACGGCCTTGATCGGTGAGCCAGCACACTTAATTAAAGAGAATTTTGAAAATTTAATTACTTTACTTCCAGGTCTTGATGCTGTGGAGACTGCAGAGGTCGATTGGAATCACTTAGAGGAGCTATTGGCCGAAGCAGAAGATTACGAGCCGATGAGTTAACACCGGCCCAACACAAAAATAAACTAGAAAGTTTATATTAGAGGAGTTTATATTATGGGAGCAGTAAAAAATCAATTCAGATGTTGCGCTTGTGACCAATTAAAAAACCGTGGGACCCTTAGGCCTTGGGCCACCAGGAAGTTGACCCGTCAAGGGACCAACGTGAAGGTGTGCCTTCGGTGTGCCAAAAAAGCAGTGGCCGCAGATGTTACTATCAGATCACTGGCAAAAATAATAGACTTAGAGAGGCTCAAGTAGTCTCCTGGGCCTTCAAAGGTACCAATCCCTCTCCTAGTTTGGGTTGATACCTTAAGGCCCTTAAATCCAGCGTCAGATACTTTAAAATAGAAATTTCCTTAAGTATCTGTTTTTTATAAGGAAGGGCCTAAAAAGAATCTCCGAAGGTCCAAAAGGAATCTCCGCACTATTTAGTCCTAATATCGTATTATCCCTCAGAAAAATTTCTTTCCCTTAGGCCAAAATGTGTCGGGCGAAATTAATGTCAAAATGTGTCGGGCGAAATTAACCTCTGGGCGAAACCCAGAGGCCGTTAAATCATTGAAATATTAAAACTAACTCACAAGATGCCACAAATTATACCCACTTTAACCTATATTTTCAACCTCTGGGCGAAACCCATAAATTAAGGTTACCCAGCGAAATAACTGTTTTTACTACCCAGGAGAAAATAGTTAAAAATAATTAACAATTGAGTAACGCAGTCGGTTATAATTTAATTACAAAATTAAATAACTAACTAGGAGCAACACATGAGCACAAAGAAAATTACAAAAAGGGATTTATTTGGAATGGCCGCTGAACTTCAAGAGATGAAGGATCAAAAGAAAGCTTTAGATAACCAAATTAAATCTTATGAGAAGATCATAAAAGAAGAACTTGGAGAAGGTGTCCACAAGTTTAAAAATATCGAGGTTAAATTTATAACGACCTCTGTCATGAGGTTTTCTAAGGACCTTTTTATCGAAAAGTACTCAGCTGATGAGTACGAAAGCTGTAAAGAAGAAGGATCTAGGGGGACGTTGTCAATTAAAGTGGCGTAAGGTGTCACAGGTACTTAGAGAGTTAACCTTAAGATCTCTTAAGATTAGCTTTCTAAGTACCATTAACGCAGAGTTCCTGTGATCTATTTTTTGCTTGGTAATTACTTTATCCCTTATAGAATATAATATAAAAAATATTTTATTATTATATATAGAAAGTAAGTACGTAGCAAAAATAAGCCAGATCTTTTTTACGGCAACGTGTCTTTACAAAATATCTACTGGTATCTAATTTACGTCATGGTCGTTTGTTTACTTATCCTCGGGGACGGATGGCTTAAAAACCATGCGAGTAGACGGATAGGAGCAAACGGCCATGATTCCCAGTGAAATTTTCAATTCAATTAAAGACAAATTAGTTTTAGATGTTACGGCCTCCACAGGTAACGTGCATATTTATTGTGATGGAGAGAAGTATACTTCCAATCAAGTTTTAAAATTTGGTAATGCCTTGATACCTTATGTGGCCAAAGAGTTACCTGGAAGAGATCTCTCAGGTCTGGCCAAGGACCCAACTAAATATGCGAGCGAAATATTTGCTTTGGCCAAAGAACAGATGGAAAGCAATCTCTCTTCTGGAGAAGGTTTCTTCACGGACCCAGAGATAGTTAAATTGGCCACTCAGTTTCAGCCTTACATGGATTACCAAGACACTTCCAAAACATTAATCTATGATCTTGAGCGAAAGGTGGTAGATGCTCAGTCTTATGACTCCTGGAAGTCCACCGTGAAGGATCACTTAATAAATTTACGGAAGGATAAAATAGACGTGAAAGGTCTACGTATGGCCGCAATTTATTTTGATCCTTACTCCAGCACAGAAGTGAAACAAGTTGTTGTTGGGTCTATGGATATGCCAAGAATAAATTTATATCAAAGGCCGCAGTATTTAGACGTGAAATTAGATTATGATACTTCCACAAAATATGTGGAGATGTTTGAAAAGTATATGGAACACTTGGTCCCTGATGAGGAGGATCGAGTTTACTGTTATTATTGGATGTATCATTGCATAACTTCCAAGATGCAGTGTTACCTATTTTTAAAAGGTAAGCAGGGTACAGGTAAAACAGACTTCGCAATGATCTTGAAAGGATTAGTCGGTGAGAATAATTTTACGGCCACTAAGAATAACTTCCTTTCTACGGAGTTTAATAGCTTCTTAGACAAGAAGCAAGTGGCCTATGCTGATGAGGTTATCTGTAAAAGAGAAGAACACAGAGAGGCTTTTAAAAAGCTTACAAACGAAACTGTACAAATTGAAGGGAAAGGACAAAATCAAAGGACCGTTAGAAGTTTTTGCAGTTTCTTAATATCAGCAAATCAATATACTAATATTCACATCCATCCTGACGATAGACGTTTTAGTATTATCAAATGTACTAGTGCAAAACCTGACGACTCGCTTGGAAAAACCTGGTACTCAGAATTTAGAGATTACTGGAGAAACGAAGAGTTTCTAAAGGCCGTTAGGGATTTCATTCTTAAACATAACGACGGGAAGTACGACACGTATAATAGACTCCATAATCATGAGTACGAAATAGCGGTCGTCGAGTCAGCAAATAAAACTCTTAGAAAAATTTACGATCACTTTGGATTAAGAGAGTCAGAGTCAGAAGAGACAGAAGTTTATTATTCGGATATCCGTAAAAAATTAGAGTCCAGTGAAAGACGTTTCTTTTCCACTATTGAAACGGTCAGAGAAAACCTTGAAAGTTTTACATGGTACGGTGAAAAGATCTTCAAAGTAGAGTATGACCAGACTATGGAAGATTACTTAATTAGGAAAGTGAAGTGAAATTCAAATGTATTTTCTGTAAGCAGTACCGGTCAGAAGATGAAATCAGCTCTACAAAAAGTTACCCGGCCAGGAAAGGTCGAGTTTGTAAGTGTTGTCATAACGAAAGGGCCAGAATCTATACCAGAGGATTAAAAGCGAAAAGTAATCCTACTAATTATTTAGAGTGTGATTCATGTGATTCCATTTTAAATAAATATAAACTCGGTCGACCTAGAAAGGATGGAGTTAGATTAGTTAATACTGAATGTAGATATTGTGGAAGTGCAGAGTTAATAGAATATTTTGGGGGAGGAGATGAATAAACTAAAGGTACTCGACTATGCGATCGAGTGTATCAATAGATATGACAAGTTTAAGGAAGGTGAGAGAGTTGGTAACTGTGATATGTGCCGACTTATACCTATTAAACATAGTGAGCCGTTTAACATTGGCCTTGTAGATTGTAATAGATGTCCGTTCGGTAAAAGTATATTTTTCGACAAGGTCAATCACTGCAATCATAAGGACTATATAGACAACTTTGGGTGCTGGGCTAGGATTAACGGCAAAAATATAAAAGCATGGCAAAAGGAACTCATTAAGCGCACTATTTCTTGGTGTGAGCGAGAGTTGCCAGAATATACAATTGAGGTGGTGTGATGGAAGTAAACACAGAATTTATAAAACAGTTCGATCCTTGTAAGGATGGTTTTGAAAATTGGTTAGATAAATACGAGAACTGGGAAGGAAGTGTTTTAGAGTTTCTAGAATTAGACTTACCTATAGATGATATATTTTGGCTTGTTCTTAGAGAAGAAATTATCCCAGAGAAAGAGTTACACCTATTAGCCTGTGACTTTGCCGAGAAGGTTTTACCTATATTTGAAGAACAGTACCCAGATGATAAACGTCCAAGAGAAGTAATTGAAGCTAAAAGGAAGTATATTAAACGTGAGGTAACCAAAGAAGAATTGGATGCTGCTAGGGATGCTGCTAGGGATGCTGTTAGGGTTGCTGCTAGGGATGCTGCTAGGGTTGCTGTTAGGGTTGCTGTTAGGGTTGCTGTTAGGGTTGCTGCTGCTAGGGTTGCTGTTAGGGTTGCTGCTAGGGATGCTGCTGCTAGGGTTGCTGCTAGGGATGCTGCTAGTGTTGCTGTTAGGGTTGCTGTTAGGGTTGCTAGGGTTGCTGTTAGGGTTGCTGCTAGGGATGCTGCTAGGGATGCTGCTGCTAAACAAGAACAACTAGAAATGGTTAAAGAATTAGTTAAGAGGTTAGAGTTATGATGGAAGAACGAGATTTCTTCGATTTAAAAATCGGGCAGAAGATTTACTATCAAGGCAAAGAGGTTGAAATAGATTTTTTAGGTAAAGTTAGATTCGCCAAAATAGCTTTTACCCACCTTAATTTTAGGGAAAATTTTAGAGATATAATGGAGCATCTATCCTTCGACCCACCTAAGGTTAAAAAGAAGTATTGGTTGTGGAAGTATGACGAAGGCGCAGGTTGGAGTAGAGGTTTCTATTACAGGGATGACACCGGGTACTGTACTAATGGCCGCAAGTTCAAGGGTGCTTTAGGTTGGAACGACATGAAGAAGATCAAAATAGAGGACGACTTTATAGAGGTGGAGTGGTGAGTACCTATAGAAAAATGGTTAAAGATGAATTTAAGTCTCATTGGGAAAATATTGCGATAAACCAATATAAGAACGATATGAAATCAGCACAGCACCATTACTGTGAAGGTTATCACCGAGCATTTACAAAATCCCAAATCCAACTAACCACCGCAACAAGTATGTTGAAAGAGTTTCAAACTACAGATTGCAAGCAAACATGGTTAGAAGAAATGCACGCTAGTATCGAGGCGTTTTTGAGAGAGGTTGAATAATGGCAATGGAAAAAGACGAATGGACAAGCGAGGACACTTTCGATCAATTACAGTATGACGTTAAGAAATGGAAAAATAATTATTTCATGGCGAAGGATAAAATCAAACAACTCGAAGCCGAGAACAGCGACTTAGTAAAATCTAGGGACGTTGCAATCGATTGTATAAGCCACTCGACGGACGTTATGAGTAAGTTAGGTGATAGAATTAAGCAATTGGAAGAGGAAGCGGTTAAGGATCTTGAGGTTATTAAGTATTATGGAAATCTTGATAGTTGGGGTAAAACTAATCAATCGTCAATTAATAGAATCTCTCTCGGTGACTGCACTGCAGAAAGATCTTTTTGTTATAGAGGTGTGTGGGTGAAAGGGGTTGAGATTGGCGGCAAACGAGCAAGACAACGACTTAAAGAGCGAGGTGTAGAGTGAGTTTAATTGACATTATTCTAGATAAAAGAAACTTTGAGCTTAAACAAGCTTACGCACCTAGCGATATACTGTTGAACGATGTAGCCGCCACGCAATTGTACTATGAGCATATTCACTTTTTTAAAATGCAAATACCTAGAGAAGACATATTAAAACCTAAGTGGGAAATAGTTAATAATGGTTTACTGTATGGAATGACGATAACTGTAATTGAATCAGGAAGTACAGAGCCAATTATAAAGGTTTACTCTAAAAAAAAACGAGTAGAAAATCAAGAAACTAGTAAGAGAGATGCTTAGGGCTGTACCGTATAATATTGATTATCGGGTAGAAAAATAGGAGGTAAGTGTATGATTTTTACATTAGGGATAATTTTAAGCCCTTATAGTATGTTAACATTTTTTTTAAAACCTTTTTTTAAAGGACATATATCTATAGGTAGGATTACGGTCTATGGATTTAACGCAATGAAGTTCGCTCTTAATATTAAAGTTAGTGAAAAGTACCTATGTGTTAGACCATGGGTTTTCGAGAATAAATTTTTATGGAGTCCATATTTATATCTAAGTCCCGATGGGACGCCTGGTAGTGCTGTTTTTGGTGTAGGTAAAAGATTTAAAAGATTTAAGTATGTCCGATAATAGCAATTATGCGGTAGAAGAATAGCACGGTTTTATGAGGATGAAAGGACGGTTTACACTTGACAATTAAAATTCTAAAAGGTTTTATGTCTAAAATTATTCTTATTATTGGTTGTTTATGTATTGTTATATTGATTTTGAATTTAATAAAGTTACTAATCCTAAATTAAATCTCGTTTGTGCAGTTTTAACAATCCCAGAAAAAAACATACGACGTAATCACTGGCTTGATTCAGAAGATTCCAGAGAACTTTTAAAAAGAGATATTCTCCACTTGAGAGAGAAAGGTTACACCTTTGTCGCTTGGAACGTTATCTCCGAGGCCCGTTCTTTTATCTCACTTGGAATAGATCCCGTTAAGTGTTTATGGATTGATCTCTACTTAGAGTACCGTATGTTAACTAATCACTGGGATGAATATATGTATGGCCCTCAACTAATAGACGGTCGTAAAGTCACCACGTCGAGGCCAAAAAGTAAGTATGAACAGACGGAGGAGGAGCGAAAGAAAACTAACTCCTCAAAGCCAAAACATAATCTCTTGGCCGCTACTTATAAGTTGCTTGGGGTAGTTAAAGATTCAGCTCATAAAAATAAAATGAGAGATCTGATTATATCTAATCCACCTATGTTTTCAGAGGATGAGAAAACCTCCATTTTAGATTACTGTTATGAGGACGTCGAGTTACTACCCGATCTCCATAAAGCCATCGACAAAGCTTACATAAGGTCCGGTCTCAATAAGGTCTACATTAAAAACGAATTAGAAGATGACCAGCATGAAAGAGCGGAGTATGCTGCCAGGTCCGCTATTATGGAAACGAAAGGTTATCCAATAGACACGAAGGCCACTCAGAGGTTTATAGATAACGTGCCAAATATTCTTAAATCTTTGGCCGAAGATATTAACTCTCAAAACGTCCCTATTAAACCTTTCAAGTGGAATAAGAAGGACCAAAAATATTCAATGAAACAAAAGGTCCTCCAGGATGATTGGATCGCTCATTTACCACAGGCCAAAAGGTGGATGAAAACAGATACAGGAAAGTACTCTCTATCTCTAGAGGCCATTTCTCGTTTTTTTAATTTCACACACGATTATCCTAGAGATAACTTAGGCGCTCAATTAGTTAGATATTTTAAAACAAGGCAATCTTTAAACGGATTTCTTCCAAAACCTAAGAAGAGTAAAAAGAAAAGTTTTCATGATTACGTTGGAGAGGACGGGAGAGTCCGGTCTTATATGGGTATCTTTGGAAGTCAAAGCTCAAGATCACAGCCGGCGGCCACTGGTTTTATTCCTTTAAAGGCCGCTTGGATGAGACGGTTTATTCTAGCTCCTCCAGGTAAAGCTATCTGCGGGATTGATTACGGATCACAGGAGTTTTTAATTTCTGCTTTAGTTTCTAAAGATGAAAATATGGTCGAGGCCTATAGGTCAGGAGATGTCTATCTCCACTTCGCAAAGTTGGCCGGTGCAGTTCCATTGGAAGGTACTAAGAAAGAGTATGCTAAAGAGAGAGATCTTTTTAAATCTACTACTCTCGGTATCTCCTACAATATGGGAGCTGAGTCTTTAGCAGTGAAACTGACAAATGATACAGGTATCCCACAGACAGAAGCAGATGCTCAAAAACTGATACAAAAATTTCAAAAGGCCTACCCTAAGTTCAAAGATTGGAATCAAGATAATCTCTTGGAGTATATAAAAAACAATTACATGGCACTCCCAGATAAATGGATATTATGGGGAGATCAAGATAATTGGAGAAGTTGCAACAACTTTCCTATTCAGGGGAGAGGAGCAACGATAATGCGAAAGGCGGTTGCGTATGCACAGGACGAAGGATTGGATGTTATTTACACTTTACACGATGCTCTTTATATCGAGTATGATTCAGATGACCTTAGGGCCGTGGATACTTTGGCACGGTCTATGCGAAGAGCCTTTGTGGATACTTTTGACGGTGACCCTGACGCTGACCTCATTCGTTTGGACGCCAATATCTGGGGTCGCAACTATACAGATGGGAAGGTCATTACTCCAGAAGGTATGGAAGTAAAACAACAAAAATATTATATAGACGGTAGAGCTATAAATGATTACGAAAGATTTAAAAAATACTTCGAGGAGGAGTAATGCAGTTAACAGATAGTACGAGAATTGTAGCGTTATTAAACTCTATAAATGAAAGTTACAAAAGACATGACGTTAAAAGTTGGGGAGAGAAATTAAAGAAAGTACCTCCTGGCAATAAAAACTTGGCCAAGAAAATTAGAGAAGGAAACGTCATGCTTTTGGCCGACATTGAAGGAACGTGTGCAGTATCTCAGCTAAACGATTTTAGAGACTACACATTTTTAACCCACCTATACGCTTTGGCCCCAACTTTGGCCAAAGAGATAGATATATTAGATAAAATTATTAAGGAGTAAATTATGGAATTTGAAAGCGTTAAACCAAGAGTAGAGTTTTTATTAAGAAAGAATCTTCCAGCACCTGGAAACGTTGTTGTAGAAGGTACTTTCAGCGGATCTCACGAAGGAAAACACGGGACTTACCATGCAATCAAAACTACAGAAGGATTGAAAGGATTGCCTGGGTCTAGAATTTTAGACGAAGCTTTTGAAGAAGTTTCTAAAGGTGAACAAGTTAGAGTTGTTTACAATGGGGAGGCTACTTCTCAAGCTGGAAATATGTATCAGACTTTTGACGTCCAAGTTGCTAGAGAAACTCAACTTCCTTTACCTACTGTAGAGACAGAAGATGAAGAACTCAATTTGGATTAATAGACTGTATTTAACAGTACTTATTTGTCTAGTCCTAGGGGCGGCCCTCCTAGAGCTAGACCTTGCTTTGAAGGTTTTAAATGAAAATTGATACTAGATTAAGTTACAGTAGTGCCACTTTACTATCAAACTGTAGTACGAAGTATTGGCATTACAAGGTTAATAAAACGTCAAAAGATGCCGACGTTACTGATGATTACGTCCACTTTAATATCGGGAAAGCTTTTCATCAGGTTTTAGAAGATACTAACCATACCCAGGATAATATTAAACATAGAGTTAATATGTCATGTGATAGATACACGGTCCACGAACATCAGGCCATGATCCACGCTATGGTTTTAAAATATTTAAAAGTACACGAAGCTTCTGGCCTAGAGTGTATTGGCTGCGAATTAGAAATTAACAACGATATCTTCGTCGGTTTCATCGATGCTATTATGAAAGATGAGGACGGTAATTGGTGGATTGTCGACTTAAAGACTGCAGCCTTTGTTACTGACTTAACTTTCGCAAAACTAACAGCGGATACTCAGCTAAATCTATACGCTTCTTTTAAAGAAGATATCGCTAGCTATTATAAATTGGATCCAAATAAGTTTGCTGGAGCTAGGTATAGAGTTACTAAGAAGAGTAAACTGAAACAAAAAAAGACAGAAGAGTATAACGAGTTTGTAAAAAGGATCTATGACAATATAGAGTCATATGATGCTATCATCCCTGTAGAGTTAATGAAGCCAGAGGAGTTTTATAAAAAACATAAAAAACTTCACGACCTATCTATAGAACTAAGGACCGGAGAAGCTGCTCCAAGGCCTAACTTTAGTTATTGTGATGCTTTCTTCAAATCGTGTGAGTACTTCTCACAATGCCACGGCGGTAAAACTAAGACTGAGTCAGTGGACTCAATTGAAGTGTTAACTTGGGAGAAGTTGAAGTAGTGTTTAATCTAACTAACATCACGTTAAAAGATTACCAGGTAGAAGGTGTCAATTATCTATTAAAACATCAGCACGCTGTACTAGGTGACGAAATGGGTCTTGGAAAGACAGTCCAAGCTTTGGCCGTTGCCTCGGCTAATCCAAGTCTTAAAACTCTGATCGTTGCTCCAGCTTATCTTATTCCTAATTGGAAACAAGAGATAGACAGGTTTTGTCCACATATTAACTATGAACTTGTCTCCTACTCTCCAATTACTTTGAGAAAAAAGAGACAGTTATTTGTCCAAACGGATATCGTCATCTTTGATGAGGTCCACTATTTAAAAAATCCTTCGGCCCAAAGGACTCAGGTAGTACATTCTTATATTGAGTCTCATCCACCAAAGTATTTACTTGGGCTAAGTGGGACTCCGATAAAGAATAGAGTTCCTGAGTGGTACTCTCTTATCTATCTTACTTGTTACGGATCAGCTCCAAACGGGCTCCAGATCCAGGACCAATGGTATTCAAACTATTATAAGTTTTGCCATAACTTTTCTAATGCTGTGAAGATAACTGTTAAAGGTCGGCCGGTGACTAAGTTCCTAGGAGCTAAGAACACTCACACTTTGAAGAATTTACTTAGAAGTAAGTATCTTAGACGGAAGGCCAAAGACGTCCTGGAACTTCCAGATCAAAACTATATCTATAGAGATCTTGGAGGAGACGACGGGGAGCTATTAGATGCCTGGGAGAACTTTGGTAATGGAGATAAAGAACTTATTCAAGTTAAAGTGGAAAACGCTCTATCTAAAGTTAAGTACACCATAGAGTACGCTAAAGGTTTAATGGAACAAGGTTACAAGGTTTTAATTTTTACAGATCATGTGAAGGTCGTTCAGGAAGTTAAAGAAAAAATTAAAGGAGCTTTAGGTATCACAGGGTCAACACCGTCCGACCAAAGAATGAAAATAGTTAATAAGTTTAATGAGACAGATGCCGGTTGTTTAGTCGGAACTATTGGAAGTATGTCCACAGGTTTTAATATGACCACTTGTAACCAAGTTATTTTCAATGATATTAGTTGGGTCCCAGCGGATAACCTCCAAGCTGAGAAACGAGTCCACAGAATAGGTCAAGATAAAAAGTGTTTTTATCATGTAATACTTTCTGGCCGCATGGATAAAATGATCTTTGATAATGTAAAAGAAAAAATAAAAGTCTTGGAGGCCGTCACGTAACCATAGTACAATTAACTATGGAAACAAGATCTTTGATATTACATTTACACAATAGAGTCGAAGAGTTACAGCAAGACATAGATAAAGCCATCCTTAGAAAATCCTCTAATAGCTACCTTCAATGGTTAGAAGATACTCATGATACTAATGTAAGAGTGTTACTTGACGCTATAGAGGTTTACAAGAGACAGAAGGAAGGACTAGAATTTATGGATGCCAGTTATAACACTTCCATTACGGGCCTTGTCTGTTAATCAGATTACTAAAGTAAACTATAAACAGAAACGAGTACACAAATCTACTGAGGCCTATGCTTTCAGGAAAGCTGTAAATGAATATCTAGATATTCACGGTGACGAACTCAGACTCTTGGCTGAAAACTTCGTTGACCATAAACACTGTTTCATCGTAGACACCACTTTCTATTTTCCGGCCGATGACCTTCTCGCTAAACCTAGGCTCAAGAACGAGAAACGCCGTCTCTCTAATAGAGTCGGGGACACTGACAATTACTTGAAGTGGACGATTGATTGTATATGGGATTGGATAGGCGTTGACGACCGCTTTATAATTGACCATACGATTAAGAAAAGGCCTTCCATGGCCACAGGTAGCATCCATGCTGATATTCAAATGGTAGAGCTTTCTTCGATTTCAGAATACAGTCCTTTTTTATAATTATACCCTATTTCCGTATTGATCTAAAATTTCATTGTCTTGCATCTGACAAATATTAACGAAGATGTGATCTCTTGTTCTATTTATAAAGCTGGCCCCTTTGGCCCAGTTGTTAATCCGGCCTCCCATATAGGATGGATCTAAGTTTGAGAGACACGGATTATTGTAGACCGTGCACGTAGGAGTACCCTTAAACGTCTGCATTGCTGCTTGATGAGTATGTCCGTATATAATAGACGTGTGTACATCATCAAAATGGCGTTTAAGGTGAGTTGTTCCACAATGTGTTCCATGCGTAATCTCCAAATTGGCCGATCTATTGGCCTTCATTAAAAAGTAATCGTTATAGTCTATAAAAGGGATGCCTCTCTTTTTTACGTGTAATCTGTACTCCAGGTCGAATGAAGGTCTATACATATGTGGAGTTTTATTTATAAACCCTGGTCTTGTGCAGCGTTCCTCATGGTTTCCTAGAGTAATGAAAATTTTATTGTAGTCGGTAACGTACTCTCCTAGTTTCTCTATCAGGTCATTGTACCAATCGATTTCTGCATCCATCTCTGGAATGAAGTGATCTTCAAAGGCTTGGGCCTTAAGTAAAGATTTAAACCGGCTATCATGTGTCGAGAGATAAGGTACGTCGATAATGTCACCATTTAAGATGATATTTCTTCTAACCTTTGGCACGTTCTTTTTGAACAGATCTAAGAACTTCTGGACACCTTTTATGTCGCAGTCGAAAGAGTGTAAATCACTAAACAAGAGATAACTTTCTGTTTTGCCAACGGAAGGTTTGTCGATGATTGTCCTTTTATCCATAATTTATTGTAACATTAATAGGAATATAAAAAAGGGGTTTAAGTTGGATAAATTCACTCTGTTAAAAGGTTACGATAAGAAGATAGAAAAGATTCGATATCATATTCTAGAGATCCAAAAGATGCTAGATAAGTTGGAAGAAACTAAGCACGATGATAAACAATATCTGAAAAGGGAGCTATTCTCTTTGGCCTGTAATTGTATCCATTACATTAAAGAGTAACTTTCTCTCTAAAATCTACCAGGACCACGGCCCCAGTTACCTGGTCGACGTGAATTATTTCCCAAAGAGCATCACAGTAAAAGCAGCGAAAGACGCCTTCCCACCTAGGAATGTCGACTAGCTCATGATCGCATTCACATTTAAGATCGGTTACGTTCTCTAAGCTCTCTAATCTTAGCACTGACTTCGTTTTGGATTTCGGCTGCTTCATTTTGCACCTGGGTTTCTTCTAGAAATTTATAAAAAGATTCTTTAAGTTTTTCATTCTTCTTAATTTGTTTCATTACTGGAGGTAATACTAGCTTCAATAATAACAGTATAACCTCTACAATCATGGCCATAATTACTCCAAAGGTATGCGCTCATACCCGAAAAAATAAACTACGCAGTACTTATGATCCGACCCCATGATGACCATATTAGAATTATCTTTAGGTACGATATAATCTACTGTGGAGTCAGTTATTGAATAGTCACCTTTAGAAACTTCGTCATCTTTGTCTTTATAAACTCTGACCTTAAGCCCTACTTTAGTCTGACAGATAACAGTATTACCTTTTAAGGTGGTTCCGTTACAAGCTACTCTACAATCTTTAGTGCCTTGTTCGTGTGTGAATAGGCCCCAGGAATGTTCCCCCCGTTTCTCATCTAAAGCTGTAAAGTTCCATAAGGAACCACTTTCCAGGTCCACAGGTTTGTACTGGAGTTTGGCCTCGGTTTTAATTTTGCGAAGGCCTTTCTTTACGAAAGGTGCCTCGATGACTGATTCTCTGTGGGATGTTTTCATGAAAAGATGAGTAATCCTACCCTTAGACTTCACATGAAAATTATAGATAGATCTGTTTTTGAAAACCCCAGTACCTGTAAAACATTGTCCTCCTGTACACACCTCCAGTTGTTTCTTGTACAAAAAACCAGGGGTGAGGGATGCACAGGAGACCAATGGAGTAAGTAGAAAAAGGATTAGAAATCTACTTACCATTACCTGTTAATACTTTTAGAATGTTTTTAACTAGTTGGAAAACACTGTTAGACTCGATAGAATCTACTCCACTTAAAACTTCTGATAGTGCCCAAAGACAAGCTAAAACTACTGTTACTACTTCCATAGCTTCCATGATTTCTCCTTAAATAGTTTCTTTTAAATATTGTACCCTACTTTTGACTTTATCAACATAGTGTTGATTTCTATACTTACCTGTGGAGGTCAGTTTATTTGAGCCTTGATTATAGGCACTAATAGCATCGTCCTCTGATGAGTATTTGTCTAAGTAATTTTTAAAATGTTTAACTCCATATTCCAATCCAACTTTAGGACTGCAGAGTTCAACTAGATGACCTTTGAAATCATACTCTCTGGCCACTGCTCCCATGACTTGCATGAGACCCCAGGAAGTTTTTTGTTGAGTCATTTCAGTTTGAATAGTCACTCGGTTACTTTTAGCAAACGGCTCAGGGTCTATAGTCCACCGGTAATGTGGCTCGTACCTGGTAGCACAAGTCTCTCCAGAAGATTCCACAGAGACAATGGCCGCAATAACTAGTGGGTCGACTCCGTGAGTCGTAGCGACGTCGTTAATCAAATTTAATGGAAGCGATAGTAACCAAGTTTTCATTAAATAAATAGTGCATCACGCTTATTAAAGTTACAACTAAAATAATATCTATGATTAACTGCAGTACATACTTCATTTTAACTTTTCCAGGACTTTATCTATTTTACGGCCGTTTTCTTCGACTTTGCTGTATGTCCTTTCTTCTATCTTATTCATATAATCCAGCTCGGTTTCAGCTGCAGATATACGGGATTTCAATGACATAATCTCAGTTGCTCCCCATCCTAAAATGGGGATAATCATAACTGTTAATATAACTTTGGCCCCGAGTCGTTGCATTAGTACCCTTTAGCTGTGATATAATCTATTATAACTTGTTTCTCAGCTGCAGTATAGTATAACTCACTTGAGTAAGCCACTATGAGACTCTTGGCCTTACCAGGTCGTCCAGCTAACTTAAGCATCTGTAATATGGCGGCTAACTCAACGTCGGCCATCATTGCGTCTTTTTGAATAGCCGTGAAACCTTTAACCGTGTTTAATTTAGTAATGTACCTCATTACCATGAAACAAGTTTTCTCTTCGTCCTCAGATACTTCTGACTCGAAATCTATAATGGTTTGCTCAGCTGCACTTACAATAGGTGAGATGTCAGGAGCTGTGTTACCTTGAGCTATCCACTCTAAATAATCTTTATGGGCTGAATTATCGTTGGCCGGTATCCGTGCTCCGTCTGAATCTCTAACTATTTCTCCATTAAAAATACTATACATAACTACTCCTATTCGGCCACTGCAACAAAGTGCATTTGGAAACCGTTATTTCCGGCAGGTAGTGTAATCCCGAATCTAGCTTGATTGGCGTTACTGGCTGCTGCTGTAAGTGTTGGGTTTTGGTTGTTTGTGATTGTACCGTTTGCAAGTCCATAAGTAACTCTACTAGCGTTACCGACTTGATCGTAATAAGTAATCACGGGAGATATTCTCATGCCTACTGGGAAATTAAATGTAGAAGATGTGTTAGTGTTTCCTGCAACATTATCTCCGCCTTGCTCTACAAGTAATCCATTTACACTAGATGCTCCTGCATATACTCCGTAGTCATAAGTCTTGAAGTAATATCTTTGACATCTATTATACTCATCAGCTATTAATCTCGGTTGAAAAGGGTATGCAATTGATCCAAAATATAAACCTACCCCAGTTAATTCTAAATAATCATTTGTAGATATTGCTACGTCCGCTCCGGCAGCACTTATTGTATATACCCCGACCTGACACATAGTAGTCGCTAGAGATCCTGACATTGTATATGTTATGGTTAGTAGTTCCCAACCTCCGCCGCCAGTATGCGAAGTCGCTGAATAAACAGTAGAAGTACCGTTATAGTAGCCTAGCCTAGTATTTGCATTATTAGACTTAACATAAGCACTTAGTGTTAAAGTTTTATTAATAAAGGTATCATCCATTTCTATAAATGTTCTATACCCGATATTGCCTGTAGCTGTAGACGTAGCTGTTAACCTTAAAGACTTAGATGTAGTTAAAGCTGTTGGCTGTCCTGTAGAAAGTCTTTGTGTGTTTGCAGTTACAGTACCTACTTTTGTTTTCCACCTGTCTAATGTGAAAGTATTATGTAAGACAGTTACTGCAGATGTATCAAAGTCAGCTATTTGCATGATCTTCATACAGCCGTTAATAACTAAGTTATTATTGGCCATATCAGCGTTTACATAAGTACTACCATCATGGACAAGTTGTTGTCCCTCAGAAGAACTAGACTCAACAACGTCGCTAAGTTCATTTAATACCGTGGCACCACCAATTACATTCCACCCGGCACCATCATTGTAAACAGGTTTATCCGTTGTAGTGTCATAAGCAAAACTAGACTTAGCATCTGTTAGTAAGCCCAGGTTTGCTGTAGTGTCCTGAGGTAATAGCCATTCATTTACGGCCGAAGCTGTTCCACCGTTTAACTTTTTATTAGTTAAAGTTTGAGCTGTACTCACGTCCGCTATTTCTACTTCTGACCCTAACTCTCCAGCTTTCCACTTACTGGTCAATGTACTGTCATAAGTAAGAACAGCATTAGTAGCATCAGTCATCTGGACTTCTACTCCAGCTGACCCGTCGGCCGTGACCTGGTCTCCTCCAGAGTTTAACAAAGATTTTAACTCCGACATACTTTGGATCTCGATCCAAGCTGTATCGTAATACTGCAATCTAGAGGTAGTAGTGTTCAAGAAGAAATCATCTTGAGAACTTACTGAGCCTTTAGCACTTTCAAAAGCTGCCACGTCAACATAAGATGCCACTTGAGAAGCATTTATAAAATTTTGTAGAGGGGCCAACGTGTCGGTGCCCTCTGCATAAGATAAAATTAAAGTTTGGCCGGCCATGGCTTCTCCTTATATGTCTAAGAGGTCAGTAGCCTCTACAGTTGTTTCATTAACTTTCTTATTCATACTAATTATTTTAAGTGGTCTACTAGTAACTTGACCAGGTAATCCTGATTTTTCTAATAAAATGTCGTCCCCGATCTCTGAGTCATAGTTTACACTCTTAGTCGCAAAAGAATATTTAGCAAATCTTTCAGATCTAATGGCCATAAGGTCAGTAGCTCTAGTTGAGTAATCTTCTAGGTAATGTCTAAACCTGGAGGTCTTATTTATACCGTGTAAATATTTGGCCTTAGGAGAGTCTACAGTAACTGACGCAACGTTGCTAAATTCTGATGAGCTGTAATGACTATTAAAAGTTATTAACTCAGATACAATGTCTTTATATTCAAATCCCACTTGATAGGTATCCTTTAAAATATCAATATCCGTCACACTATCTGCAGAGGTCGGAGTTTTAAATAGCTTATAGGCTATAGTAAAGTCGTTTTTTAATAGTATATAGCCTATAGTTGACTGTAATAATTCTTCTACATACTTAGTGTAATCATTAAAATCCACTTCATCAAAGTAAGGAATAGAAAAATTGGCCTTAACGTCTAAGGAAGTTTGGGCCGCAGTAAAACTAGCCGCATCTAAAGTAAATCCTGCTTTAGTTAAGATCTCCGTCAAAACATTAGCTTGATCTTGAGAGTCAAAGTTAGGTTTTAACCTATAACCTACAGTCATAAGACTAGGGTCTAGTGCAGTAAGTCCAGCATGGTTTGCTTCAAAATTAGAAACAAAGTTCACTTTGATTAGTTTGTTCCCACTAGGGAGTGCCACTTCCGAGGCTGTATAGTCTCTCCCATACAGACAATAATATGTGGTCGAGAGATCTTGAATCGTGATGACTGGACACACATTAGAATTAACAGTGTCAGTAAGTACGAGAGAGCCTTCCTTCGTAATATAGACATAGTTATTAGTCCTATCGACATACAATATTCTCACATAATAAGTACCACTTCCTGTAACGACAAAAGTATCTCCTATGTGGAGCTTAGCTATTGAAGCGGCCGAAGTGGTTAATCTAGTAAAATTTGGGTCAGTATTGTCTACGGCCGTCATGGTGAATGAGAAGTCTGTAGATCCTGATACTCGGCCGGCGTGATACTCTCTATTATTTGCCGTGGTTATATCGTTATTGTAATCAGTACAGATGGCTTGGCTTAAGGTACTAGCATCTATACGGCTAGCGTCTCCTAAATTAGTAACTGATTCAGATAATAATTTATACCTGGTAACCGTTCCAAAGTGATAGAGGATTGGAAAGTTAACTCTTAAAGGATCTACTTTAGTAAAGTTCCCATTTGTATAATAGACGATATCGTCTCCCATCAAAGCTGGGTAGGTCAGCCTATCTAAGGTGTCTTTAACTCTTAAAACTAATTGTTTCTTATCTATACTTAGTCCGCTGATAACACCTTTAAATACTTTTTGAATATTAGAAACTTCGTCCAGGACTTGCCAGACTTCTATCTCTTTATTGTAAAAGGAGTCGTTATCTGTGAGATACTGTTCCCAGTATTGGCCATTATTAATCAAAGTGATAGAGGAGTTACTGATAGAAAAAACTCCGTTTAAAATATCTTTAACGTTTTGTTTAACGCTTAATAAGTTCTTTAACCTCGGCTCCCAGTCTCTTAAATCAGTACCTGGAGTCTCAGGGTCTTTACCTATAGTTTTTACATCACTTGAAGTTATGTAAATGGCGTAAGTAACCACCACAATATTGGAGCTAGAAGGTGCAGCTGTTAAAGTTACGTCTAGTTGTTGGGTCGTTTCTGTGTGGGTGTAACTAACACTCGACCCGTTTTCTACAACGTCTACTACGTCGTAAGGAAAAGTCATCGTGTAATCTAAACCACTGACCAGGCTCAAGTCACCATTAACCATACGAGCTGGATTAAGTTTAACTAGATGGAACTTTCTAGAAGCTTGGTTTTCTTTAATGTTAACAAAGTTATTTGCCATAATTACCTATATGTAAATATTTGGTAAGCTAAGTTATGTTTGAAAAATGAGCTCTCTCCGTTATCATATACTGGAGCTGGGAAATCATAACTAAACCCCATCCAAAAGTCGGCCACTCTAGTGTAGTTGTTGGCCTCTATTCCTGGGTAGTAATAAATATTCTTGTTAATATTCTCTCTGGCAAAATCAAATCTAAGCCATCCGACCCAGTTTTCATTGTTACCGAAAGTGTCGTCTACTGCAGCAATGGCCGCAATAGTTGAGGCCGAGCTAACGTAAACAGGTTTTGTTAAAGCTGCATCAGAGTAAAGAGTCAACACTAACTCTTCGGACCCTGCTAAAGAACTTACTCCGTTTATATGGAGTAAAACTCTCATGGAACCTAGCTCACCATTTTCTGTGACCTTAAAGCCTCCAGTATTTATTTTTTCACTAGTATCCATTGTCTTTACATATTGATCTTTTGAGAATTGATAAAAACTCACACGACCTCCCTAAAATTTAGAGTCATATTAAATAGGTCTCTAATGACGTGTTTAAATCCTGGGTCTCTAGAGAACACCATATATTTAGTTAAGTCATACAGGTCATTACTTACACAGGTAGTTGGGTCCAGTGAGATGAATAGTGGAGTAGTTAATCCAAAGTCATGGTAAAGTTGTTCTAGAGTATCTCTATCTGTCTTGTTTAAATACTGTATACCAGCATTCCTAAACACTGCGTACTTAGTTCTTTCGTCAAAGTAAAGACTTCCATTTTCTGACTCTTGGACTTCGGATGGGTCTACTATAGTTTTTTCAAAACCATTAGAGATATTTCTATCTGTTAACGTGGTGTACGTTCCAAGATACATATAACTAAGTTGAACTCCAGTAGGGCCTTCTGTATTTTGTTTATCCTGGTACTCAAATCTCCAGTACCTATAGCCGGTGTCCTCAATGTCATCTAGAAATCTCATGATCCCACCAATAGTAGGAGTTAAAGTTACCTGTAATGGAGGTGAGTCCCATTGGTCTAAGTTGTTACCTGATAAAGTTATCGTGGCGTCTGTACTGAAAGGAAACTCTACATTAAGTGGAGCTATGACTGCGAAGAATTGAATAGAAGCATTATAACCTAAGTCATAAGTTACAAACTCACTAGTATGATTTCTTTGTTCGTCTGCATAAATTTCTGTACTGATAGTAAGGTCTACACTTCCAATAAATCCTAGGTCATCCCAGAAAGCATCTGTAGTGGAGCTTACTTTTAACACATGATTAGAAGCATGAGATATTTTGAAACGATAATCTCCAGAGGTAGCATTATACGTTACCGTCCATCCTGTAGAGACAGTATTTAATTGAGTTTGGATTTCAGTAGCTAAAATATCTGGAGTTATATAGTCTCCGGTCGTTAAAGTTACCGTCTTATCGGCTCCGTCATTTATATAAAGTAAGTTGTTTGCTGAGCCTGCTCCGGTCCCGTCTCTTACTTCAAATCTTCCAGAAGGTCTCCAAACTTTTGACCTAAAAGGATTTATCACGTTGCTTTGTGGGAAAGCTGCTAGCTCCGAACTAAATGTAATCTGACCAGTAGTTAGCTGGGCATGATTGTTATTCATGAAACGAATTCTATTATTTATAGTCGTGGCCATTAAGTTAACCTCGCATTACTTCTGTTTAAGTTCAATATGGCCGTGGCCAATGTTTCTCCGTCTAACTCTAGATTACTTTCTAAAGTTTGTGGAGTACCTAATAACTCTACTACTTGGGCCAATAGTGCATTAGTAACATCATTACCGCTGGCCAAGAAATCAGTTAAATCATTATTTGTGTTAGGGTCTACTACTCTTTCGTTAGAAGTTAATAGAGCTGGAAAACTATCATTTGGAAATCCTTCAGGGATAACTCCTCCAGTAGCTAGTCTACTTGGATCCATTAACTTTAAAAAGTTTGGTTTAAAAAGTGTAGTGGCTGCGTCTCCTACTTTACTCTTAACATATTTAATCGGATCTTTGACAATGTCGTCCAGATCTTTAGCAATGTTTACATTAGTACCTATTTTCTGAAGGCCCTCTATAACACCTACTAACTCAGAAGGGAGTCCAAATTCTCTAATAGCTCCTAGTAAATCTTTAAGAGCATCAGTTCCCAGTCCAGAGGCTGCTTTACTTATATTATCTTGAACTAAATTTGCAGCATCTTTAATGAACTCGAAAGGGTCCTCTAAAATATCAAATAACCCACCGACTCCAAAACTATCTAACGCTGCAGAAGCCTCTGCAATAACACTAGATTCCAGACCTCCAAAGTAATCAGATACTCCACCGAGTCCAATATCTTCTAGTAAGCTAGATAACCCTCTACCTTCTACGACACCACCACCCTGAAAACCAGGAGCACCAATGCTGCTTAAGAAAGAAACTATACCTTCTCCTCCTCCACTAACTGCAGTCCTAGGAAGGACTATCTCTCCTGGGGAAAGTAAGGCCGGTACAATATCGTTTAAAGCAGAGTCTCCAGAGGATTTAGCACTCCCTCCAACCATACCGCCTTTAGCAAAAGCTATAAATGGGAAGTCAAAACCTAGGAAATTTTCCACGGCAGAAGTACCGCCGCCGTCAAACTCAAATAACTTTTTAAATATATTTCCTACGTCCGATAAGGCTTCTTTTAGTCCGTCTACAATACTGGACCCTAGATCTTCAAACTTATCTCCAATACTACCTAAGCTTTCTGTGATGCCGTCGACAATACTTGAACCTAATTTTTTAAATGGAGCTACTAACTTCTCTTGTACAGAGTTTCCAATGGAGTCAAGTCCACTAGATATTCCGTCTATTACTTTAGATCCTAGGCTTGTAAATTTGTCTCCTATAACAGAGACTCCGTTTGATATTCCGTCGGCAATTTTATTACCTACTGATTTGAAAGCTTCTCCTACAGTATTTGCAGAGTTGGCCACGGCTTGTTTTATAGCGGATCCAATCTCTTTTACTTTTTGTACTAAAGTATTGATAGGCTCAGTAATAGCTTTACTGAAAGCATCTTCTAATACATCAGCTACTTCTAGTCCGAAGTCTTTGATTATTTCAAATAGCTTACCGCTTTCAAAGTCCCCAAAGATTCTATCGAAAACTTTTTTACCAGCTTCAGCTATTGCTTCAAATACTTTATCAAATACGTCGAAGAGTTCTTTACCTACGTCTATTAGTACTTTGGTAAATTTAGAGAACACTTTTTCAAAAGCTTTACCTAGTCTTTTAAACAGAGTTACAAATACTTTTTCAATTATATTAGCTATCTTTTTATAGGCGTCTGCAAAAGACTTAATGAATCTTTTAGTTATTTTACCTAAGCTTTCAAAGAACTTAGCGACTCCGTCTTTAAAAGATTTAGCAACGACCTTACCAAACTCTCTACTAATATTTTTGGCCTCTCTTTTAACTGCAGAGATAATTGCGTTAGGAACTCCTTTAGCTATAGCTGAAACTAAAGCGGCTGCTATATCAGGAGCTGCTTTAGCTAGTTCAAAAGGTAACTCAAATATCATGGCCTTCATTAACTCAGGAGAGGCTTTGGCCAATGCTATAATTAAACCTTTAACTATTTGATCCAAGTTATCGGTTAAGGTTGTTAGAAATACAGGTATGGCCTCAATGAAACCCTGGAAGATAGTTGGAAGAGATTTAGAAAATTCTTCTACTGTCTTTTTAGTTGCCTCTGGCCCTTGAGCAAATAACTCAAATAGCGGTCCTAATGAGTCCCCTAGCCCAGGTATTACTAAATTTGTTAGTTGTGTTGCTAAACCTGTGACTAGACTTTTAGCACCTTCTTTACCTCCAGCAATAGCGTTAGCTATCCCTGCAGTAAGCCCGGCCGTGGCCTCCTCATTTAAGAAGCCGGCAAAATTACTAAAGCCTCCAGACTCTTGAATACCTTCAAAAGTAAATTTGATAGGGTCCGCAGCTGCGTCTCTTAAGACGTTTAGAGCTTTTTGTTGCTCAGCTAATCTTTTTTCAGATTCTTTCTTGGCCTCTTCTGTTCTCTTTATGTCTAGAGTTTTTAGATCCTCTGAAAGTTTAATATTTAAATCTTTTATTTTAGTAGTTGCTTCTGTCTCAGTTATTAGTTTTCTTTTAACTGCTTCATTGACAGCGTCAATAGCTCTCTTATTAGCGTCTATAAAGATTTGACTTTGAGTCTTACCTACATTTTTTATCTTTTCTAAAGCACCTAATAATTGCTCATCAGATAATTTAGCTATGTCTGAAAGTTCTTTCTTAGTCTCTGTAAAACTATTGTTTAATTCTATATTGGCAACATAGGCCCTTTTAATATTGTTAAAAAGAGCTTCTTCGTCGTCAGCTATTTGGTTAGTTAGCTCTATTCTCTTTTCTTCTGCTCTAGTATCCTGGAGAATCTTCTGTCTATCTTTAAGAAGTTTTAATTGTTTCTCTAGTCCTTCAATAGCTTGGCCAGCAAGTCCTCGACCTTCTGACTCTGCTAAACTGATTAAGGATTTCTCGATACCTTGTATTTGAGAATTAACTTTCTCTAACTCAGCTGCAGTAGTTGTAGAATCTTTAAAAACATCGTTTATCGTAATATTAGAATTTAATAGAGCTACAATAACTCTAGATATATCTCCCAGGAGAGGTAGGAACTTATCGCCAATTGATTGGAATAAGTTTCCAATAGAAACTCCAGCCTGATCCATAGCAAAACTGGAGTCATCGGCTATCTTCTCAAAAGCTTTAGAGGTAGCACCTAAACTGTGGTTAGTTTCGTTTACTACTCTTTGATAGTCATCAAAGTCACCTGTAGCAATTGCAATCGCTGCGGTTAACGCTCTAATATTTGGGAATAATTTATTTAAGGCCGCATTGTTACCATTAGTCGCTTCCCTAATATCTTTAAAGACACCGACTAGACCTTTAGTTTTTAAGGCGTTGGCATCAAATTCAATACCTAACTCGGCCGCAGCTTGTTTAGTTTGTTCGGTTGGTTTTAATAAAGTAGCTAGTGCTTGTCTTAAAGAAGTAACTGCAATATCTGTGGAGATACCTGTTTTAGTTAAGAAAGCTACAGTACCGGAGAGATCTTCAAAAGATACTCCAGCGGATGCTGCAATAGGAGCTACTCGACCCATTGTAGCCGCTAACTCGTCAAATCTAGTTTTACCTTCCCGTACAGCTACGAATAGAGCATCACTGGCTTCTTGAGCTGTTAGTCCGGTTAATGAGTAAGCGTTTAATGCTGATGTTAAAATATCGGCTGCAGTTTGCACGTCTACTAGTCCGGCCACGGCCGCTTTGTTTGACTGCACTAAAACGTCTAACTGGGTAGACGCCCCTCTGATACCGGCCGAGACGATGTCGTAAAATGCTCTAGTTTGTTGAGTTTTGTCTTTACCAAACTGTACAGAAAACTCTAAGAATTTGTCGGAGACATCCTCTGTAATTTGAGCTGTGTCAGGTAGTAGCGTGTTAATCTCTGAGATTTGTTTCTCAAAGTTTTTAGCTGCGACGATACCTTCTTTAAAAGCACCAACTAGAGCAAAGATCGCTCTAGTAGCTAAATCTACTGCTCCAAATCCTAACCCAGCGGCCAGTCCAGCTTTAAAGTTTTTAAAACTAGCAGAGGCTTTCTTAGTCTCTGCATTAGTTTTTCTCATGGCCGTCTTAGCTGTGACGCCTACTTTCTTAAAACCATTATTTACTGTGGTTAAGTCCTTAGAAGTTTTCTTAAGGACTGAGTTAGTTAATTTTAAGGAAGTGTTTATTTTGTTAAAGCCTCTAGTGGCCGCTTTAACTGAATTATTATTTTTCTTGAAGGCCCCTTCAATTTGTTTGACCGAGGCCTCTACTGTTTCAAGAGCAGAATTAAGTTTCTTTATTGCAGAGATCGAATCCGAGACGTTAGTCAGGATTTTTATATCTATTCTTTGTCCAGCCATGGATTTACCTTTTCTTTTTCTTAGGAGTGTTCTTAGGCTTTTTCAACTTGGCCAATTTAGCTTCTATTATATTGTAACACTCCACTTCAAAATAAGTTAGATCATCCACGTTAAAAGTATAGCCGAGTTGTTGTAACATTTTCTTATTACTATACTCGGCTACTATCGGAGCTGCAGAATTAGTAGACTGTAAACCTTGAGCGGCCCAGCTTACTTGCATTTCGATCTCTGACTTTAAGAGTTTCCCACTTGCCCAGCATTTAATACTGACGAACAAAGTTCAACTAATAATCCATCAAACTCGGGACTATATTCTAAATCTTCAAAAGACTCGGCCATAGCTCCACTTTCTACGTGTTTGATCTTTACATCTTTAATGTAACCCTTAGTACCTTCGATCAAAGCTATAACACTGTCTAGTTGATCGGTTGTTACTTGAGCTTCTCCCTCTGTACCTAGAGAGAAATTACAGTTTTTAATAATTTTTAATCTTTCAGTATACTTTGGTACTTGTAACTGAGCAGATCCTTCAAAGCCCTCTGGAGCTTTATACTCTATACTTCTCATCCTATTGCCTCCTATACGATGAATAGAGGGCCGAAGCCCTCATTTATTATAAAAAGTTAATATAGAACTCGCCAGCTCCGTCTGCAACATAAGCAGAAAGACTCATAGCTAATTCAATAACTCCGTCTGTATCTTGTAACGAATACGAAACGATTGTAGCAGTTGGCATTGCGACATTACAAGTCTTACCAGCTACCCAGTTTCCTCCAGATTTAGCACCGAAGTTCCACTGAAATTGTACGTTATCATTACTTCTAAATTTTCTAAACTTATCGGCATCATGTTTTTCTAGTCTAGCTACTAGGTCTACAGAGACGTCTCTTTCAGTAATTAGTGATCCGGCTTTACCAGAATCAGCACACATTGAAAGTAAGTCAGACTTAGTATTAGAGACTGAAACAGAAACACTTGAAGCTTCAAAACAAACGTTGTCATCAAAGTCACCGAATAAAACTTCGTTAGACTTAGCAACGATTGGAGAAGTACTGTCATAAGACGGAGTTTGAGGAGCTGCATAGCTTAGCTCATTATCCGCTGTATATGAAGTGGCCCCTGTATCGTCAGCTACAACAACAAAACCTAAAAGAGATCCTATCGAATTAACTGAGTTAGCACCTGTACTCCAATCCAATACAAAAATTGTAGAAGTACTAGAAGAGATTACAAACTTTCCTAGAGAGTCATCAAAAACTACTTTGATAGTCTCTGTAGTTACTCCGTCGGCCGCTACTTGAAGAGCTGCAGCTAGCTCGTGTGGATCTTTGTAAAACTTATCTTCTACTTGTGCAGAGTGAACCCCGACGTCGTCAGTAAAGTCTAAGTAAAAATTTCCAGCTGTATCCATTGGATTAAAGAAATATTCTACACCTTCCATCGAGAAAGAAGCGTTGATAAGTTCTCCGGCCGTAGCTTCTAAAGTCATGTCTACAGGTCTAACCCCAGACATTAACTCTACTGCACCGCCGTTAGCTCTATAAAGCCAAGCTGCCATTGTAGGATGACCTTCGTCGGCCATTTTATACATTACAGCTTTACCTAGGTTTACACCAGAAGCAGGAGCTGAATGATTGAATAATAAATTTAATGTGTCAGTAGAAACGTCAAACACGTTAGATACAGAGTATCCGTTTGTTGCATCTTTCTTTAATACTGCTTGGCCTCTTTCAAATTGAGCACCTTCTCCAACATCAACAACTACAGTACCTCTAGTCGTAGCGTCTCCAGCTGTAGACCCAGCAACCGTATTGTACTCAATAGCTTCAATAACTTCTGCTCCAAGTAAGCACTCCAGGATTAAACCAAAGTTTGGCCTTACACCTTCGACACCGGAATGTTTCAGGTAATGACTAACACTGGCCGAAGGCTCTTCAAATCCGAGGATTGATTTTGCTTGTCCGATTGACCCAGTTAATTCTGCGTTTTCTAGTTCACTAAAAGCAGGCTCCATAGAGAAGCCATCTTGTAGAGCAATGTAATCGTCAGCGGCCGAAGTTGGAGCAACGGGAGTTCCCTCTGCAGTTTCCTTTACTAAAGCCATGACAGTTTTTCTATTTTGCAATGCCATAAAATCTCCTATAGGTTTTCAAAATATTCTATGTCGAAAGAACTCTCAATGACTAGGTAGTTGTTTCGATCGGTAAATACGTTTTCTATTCCATTGTCACCTGAATAAATCAATTTAGCTAGTAAATCCTCTAAAGTTGGATCCTGCTCAAAGGATTTTATCAAAGTAAAATGATCCTCTAATAATTGTTTCTCGGCCGTCTGTCTGATAGATATATCTTTGGCCGTCCCTCTATTTATAATAGATAGAGAAACCACTAACTCTCTCTGTACAGATAACTTACAAGAAATATTTCTATTTGTGTTGTTTCCAGGCCCTAGATAGAAACCATAGCCTCTACCCAAAGCATAAGTATCATTTACACCTAATTCTCTAGGGTCATAAAATTTCTTATGTGTCCCTGAAAACAAAGTACCCAAATGTGTGTCTACTGTATCATAAACAGTACTGATAACACTCATCTGACTAACCTTTTAATAGATCCCTGGAGTTCCCTAGAATCTAACTCCCCATCCATGTCTGAATCAAAAGTAAATCTATCTACGTCCAAAGAGTCGTCATATAGTTTTCTAAGTTCCTTTCTCTTTTCAATATAAGAAGGTCCTAAATTCATATAAATTAAATCTAATGTTTTATAAGTGGCTGGAATAAACACGTCATCAAATCGGATAACCTGTTCTCTGGCATCTATTAAACCTAGATGTTTTAGATCTATAACTAACATTTTAGAAGCCGTCATGATTTCAGGTATCCAGTCTGATTTAGATACTCCTCCAATGGCCTCGTAGAAACAAGATATCTCTACATCAATATTATCTAGCTCTTGAGTAGTCGTAAAAGCATAAGAAATCTCTTTGATCTTTAATCCTGCATCTAAGTCAGAATCGTAAGATATTCTCATCCAGTAAGTATTATATAATGTTACTTTTTGAGCAGATGCTAAAGTTTGTAATTCAGCTGGAGCATAATTTTCAGAAGAGTCTGCTATTCTATTCCAGCTATATCCATTATCAGTGACCCATTGAATATTCCCAGGTCTAGTGAAAGGTACTCCGGCCAAAGCAGAAGCATCTAAAATATCTACGGCTTCAATCCATCCGTTACCTTGTCCTCCCCAGTACTCAATTTTAATATTGGCCGCAGCTGTATTAACTGTATCTCCAACATAAGGGAAGATATTTGTTACTGGAAAATTGTGGGCCATGTATAGATAATCTGTACTAGTCAAAGCTGGAGTCAGATCTATGGCCTCTTCTTGATTTGCTAATGAATAGTCAGTGAAAGAAGTGCCGTCATATTTAAATAATCTTAGATATTCATAAAGCATTATTTCTCCCCTAACATTTTTAAATGTTTTTCTAAATCATGCACTGTGAACAGATCCAAATTACCTTCTATCCCTAAAGAACGCCCAAGCATCTCACTGCATTGGTAGGCATTGTCCCCATTATTATAAAACTTGGCCTTAAATGCTATGGCAAAAAGTGAAAGTATGTCGTACTTTTTCCCGTCTTGTTTTAAACAAAAGGCTAAAGAGCTTTTCCTAAGGTGTCTAGGTACTTCGTACTGAGCTACTATTTTATTTTCTTTTAAGAAATCTTCTAATGTGGAGATGTGTACTCCTCCTAAGATAGAAGCTTCAATAACCATTTCCACGCCGGCCACAACAAATTTTCTAGTTGAGTGAGAGTAATCTTTCCCCATGAACTTCATTAATGAGTATGAGATAATATTAAATTTTATTCTTGTAGTTAGTAAAATCATATTAGGCCCTATAGTACTCAAGCGAACACATGAACTTGTGTTGTAGTCCCGCTGCGTGGTGTACTCTAATTTGTATCATGTTCATATCGGCACCTACACCGATGTCCTTGTTAATCATTTTGGATGATTCCCCATCAATATGAATGACGCCTTGAAATTCTTCTAGATCTAACCCACCAATAAATTCAGAATATAAATCAACACCTACGTTTGTTATATCTTCTTTCGTTCCTGAGAAGTTACCTATACCAACACCGATATTACAAATATCTGTAGCATAAGCCTTGTTATAAATAGTGCCTTTTAGAATATCGAAATCGTATGTTGGTTTTATTGTAACTCTTGTTTCAACAATATTAGCTTGATCGGCAACATAGTCAGTGACTAGCGAACCGTCTGCTTTAAGGTGCTTAACAGTATATATACACCTATCTTCATTTTTAAAAGTCTTCATGCTTACTGAGTTCGTCTCGGTAGCCGTTATAATAGTCGTCATGTGTGAGAGGAACTTCCATCCCTTCTCTGTCATAGCTAAACGATATAGAGGTCTTCCGGAGTCATCCGAAACAGTCTTATTTATTTCCCCATACATACTATGGGCCAGGAAATCAGTTTCATCTGAGCTTCCTAACTCTATTAAACAAAATACTGCTTCGTCTGGCATATAAACTTTTTTAAAAGCACCTTGGTTGACAGCTCTAAGCCTACCGCCTACTGCTTCATATATTGCCTTAAACTGTGTGTATGTCATCTTGTGCATTATAAAATTTCCCTAGATACTGCATGTTTTTTAGCTTTTTTATTGGGGCCGGCGGCTTTTGCTGATATTTTAAAACTAGTAGAATAATAAATAGGAAATTCGGCTTTATATTGAAGCTTGTTACCGTCATACTCAAAGCCTAAAAAGGATTCCTTACCAGCCCCATTGAATGTAGAAAATTTCTCAATATCATTTTTAAAGTTTAAATTAAAGGATTCAATACCGTCGATTTCTAACTTTATATCGAGATCATCAGTGCTGAACTCAATAAAAAAGGCATACAGTTTACCTTCTTCTGAGGTTTGTTCATATATAGTAGTGTAAACAGAGTTAGATAGGATTATCTCTGTATTACTATGTTCTACTCTTAAACCACTTTTAACTAAATTAGGAGAAGCCCCACTGGAAAAAGAAGCATCAACTTTTAACCTATCGCCAGTATTACCAATTGTCGTATTGTCTGTACCGCCGATTACTTTATGTTCATTTTCTGGTGTTAAATCTGAAAAACCACTTACACCACTCATTTAACATCGCCTTCAGTTACTTTAGGGGCGCCGTTCAGCATTTCTTGCTTAATAGCATCGTCAATCTTTTGCTCTAAATCATTAAACCAAACAAAAAGTGACGCTACACTAATAGCAGCGTCACCCCTTAATTCTAGCTTAGACATGGATATAACTTTTTTAAACGCCTTGTACTTTGCCAAGTCATCTCTGTTAAATTTGCTTAAAAGCTTTAATTCCATATCTATCCTTTTGTTATGCTGCGTACTCAACAACTCTTAAATCAGCAGAACCAGCCGATGTAATTGCAAAAAGATTTGCACCGTCATCAAGGTTTGCAGAATAAGAAGAACCTTTTGGAACTTTCATCCCGTTTGCTGCTGAAACTCCAGTTGCTTCTTTTAGGTAAATATCTTGTGACCCTAAATTTTGAACTAAAACTGAAAGTCTACCAATTAAAGGTGTTGATACTAATTCTGATTCTGTGGTTGTCGCAGTTTCAGCACTAACCTTCCAAGAAGCATAACCACCTGGAGTAGTTTCTACACTCCAAGTTCCGCCCTGGTGTGCTGTTACTGAATCACTTGCAAATGCCAAACCTCTGATGTCCAAACCAATAGCATCGACAGTAATTGAACCACCGTTATCAGAAATATCCACGGCCCAAACGCCTGACTGTACTGCAGCCACGCTATCGCTAACTGAACTTAAACCTCTTATGTCTAAACCAACTGCGTCCACAGTGATCGAGTTTCCACCGTCGTTAAACGATAGGTGTCCAGACGCATCGATCAAAAGATCGTTTGATCCGTCACTAATTTTAATTGAATGTAAAGATGCCTGAATGTCGTCTAATGTAATCATTGTTAACCTTCCCTAGTTATGCCCACTCTATAATTTCCACCGTGACTCCTGCCACGTCAGATTGTAGAAAAAGCGTTAATGATGTGGCGTTTAGGCCTTCCTCATTGTAAACCGTGTGAGGTTTTAAAGTAATAAACTTTGTCCCACTTTCTCCAGAATTATAAGCTAACTTTAGTGTAGCACTCTCCCTACATCTGACCAAGAACCTCTTAACGTTTGAAGAGAGAACCTGGCTAACTTCTGTGTTGGCCGTGGCCACTGCTTTATTATAAATTGTCGGATTAGTTACTTCACTTAATAAAGTGGTGTCGACTTTTCTGACCGACTGATTAGCTGAGCCCATTAAGCAGCCTCCAGTATTTTTACTGTGACTGTGCCTGATGCGACTATAGCATAAACTTGGATACTATCCGTTATATCTATATTTAACATTTCTCTTGGAAGGATTTCCCATCCACCGGTTGTCGCTGCATCGTCTGCAGTTACCGTGTTTGCTGGTCCTATATATAAAGTGGCTGCATTGTCTTTATTCCAAATAATTAAAGTGTTTCTATCTGTAAGAGACGTAGTTGGGATTGCAACAGCTGTAGTACCAACCGATACTGTGGTGACTTTCCACTCTTTAGTAAAACCGACAACATTTAAACTACCTTCTCCAATGTTAACACTTCCGGTAACATTTCTGGCCACTTCTCCGTTAAGGTCTGCAATGAACGAGTTTCCATCGTCCGTTCCTCTATGTCCCGATGGAGGTCTAGCTGCCAAAGTAACTCCTTACTAAAAGAGAGGAGGCCGAAACCTCCTCAAATCTTTTATTACAAAGGTGAGGCCCGCTCAGCAACAAAAGACTATCCATTTCGACTCGCTTTCTTTTTAGGCCGCTTCGTCGTGGTCTTTTTAGTTGTCTCCATGATTTTATCTTGTTTCTCTTCGTGTACACCTTGTACCAAAAAGAAGATATACCATGTGGCCCCTAATTTTTTTATTTCTTGTATCACGATTGGAAGCTTGATTTTTTCAAGCTCCCTTTCGAGTAATACGATATTATCCCCAGTGATGTGCCTCAATTTCACCATGGATATTATCCAGAAATCTTAACGATTCTTGTATCGTCAAATAATTGATATCCGTAAACAAAGTCAGCAGATACTAAGTATCCATACTTGTTATTAGAATGAAGGTCAGAGATCTTGATTCTAATATCTTGTTGCATAACTAATTGTAGAGCAGAAGGATGAACAGCAAAACCTGTGTCAGCTGCGATACCATCATGTTCCATGATTTGGAATCCCATGAAAGCGTCAGCTACACCTGGTTCAGATAAGTTCCCAGAAGTATAGTCTCTACTCATAACTTTAGCGTCATCAAGGATGTCACCATAGTATTGAGGATCAAGAAATAACTTTCTGTTAGTAGTTGGGATAAGAGCTTTTGACATAAGAGTTCTAATTGCCCCTAAGTCAACGGCTGCTAAATCTCCAATTACAGCTGGAGCGATATCATGATCCGGAGCTAAAGCACTAGGTACTAGAGCAGAGATGATATCGTTTTCTAATTGTTTTCTAATTGAGTAAACTAAAGCTTCTTGAGCTTCTGCTTGAAAACTCATTGACTGTAGTTGACCTAAGTCAGAAATTTCAAAAGCTGCACTAGCTCTTTTGTTAGCGACGATATTAAACTGAGTTGTATTTAACAATTCAGAAGAAAAAGCTACAGTGTCATCTGTTAGGATTTCACCTGTAGGAGCGTTTACTTGGTTAACTCTAACCGTGTCTCCCATATTCTTAATTGCGCCTTCGTACTCTCTTGAGAAAGTGTTCGCAAATAAAATTTTCGAGCGAAGCTCGTCGTACATTTTTGGTGACCAGATCTCTGGTATTAAATTGGCTAATTGTGTTACGCCTGAAGTTGCCATCTATGACTCTCCTGTTATATTCCGTTAATAAATTTGTTTAGACTCTTCCCTAAGCTGCACAGCTAGCTCGGCAATCTTCCACAGGTAAGATTAAGAATAATTAAATCTTAATTGATTTATTTTCTCAATGCAATACCATGCTTCTCAAAAAGTCGCTTTTGTACTTCTGGGTCAGATCTATCTTTAGCACTCATATTTTTATAAGTGTCTAGATCAAGACCACTAAAGTCAGACTGCGGAGCTCTGTTATCTACTTTTGAAGTTACTTTACCAAAAGCCTGAGGGATAGAGTCATAAATATTTTTAGCAGCGTCCTCTGCTCCTAAAACAATTTTATGTTCCGTGTCGTACTTAAGACCTTGAAGATCGGCCAATTTTAAAAGAGTCCCAACTGACTCACCTTGAGCACCTAGTTTTTCAAGTTCTCTTTTTAGGGCCGCCGTCTTGTAACCGTTTCTAGTTTCTTCTTCTTTAACGGTTAAAGTTGTTGTCACCTCATCGAGTTTTTGCTTTGTTGACTCGTAGAGAGATTTCCAATCTTCTTTCTCTTTTAATCTCTGGTCGGCTTCATTTTGGAGTTTTTCCTCTAGATCCTGGGCCTTGGCCTTCCAATTCTTTTTCTCATTTAAAGCTTTCTCTAAAAGTGGATTCGGTGTCGTTTCCGTTTTAGTTTCTACTTTTTCTTCGGTTTTATCCGTTACGTCTGTCGATACAACTGTATCCGTTTCTTGATTATCTACGCTTTCCATAATTGCCTCCTATTTGAAAATGCGGTTGATTTCTCTTATAACTAACTTTTCGAACTCTTTTAGTAGATGAGTATACTCCTCATTTGTCAATGCTAAGAACTTCCTACCAGGTTGCTTGAAAGTTAATTCAGCTTTTATTTGTGCATTAGTTATCACGGTGTCGGCCCGTCGGTTGTTGTTTATAAACACTTCGAATCCTTCACTAGTTATTCTAAAAGTTAGGGCCTCTAACATCTGACCCGTGAAAGTGTTGTTTGCAAAATTCACACGGCCTCTAGGGCCTAGTGGAAATCCACTTCTAACATATTCTTCTCTAAGTTCTACATAACTTGGGGATAGTCTTGGAAGTTGTCTTTTTAGTGTGGTCTCTGGAGGATTATCTTCTGATGTAACACCGAAGCCTCCTTTGGTCCTGTCATACAGAGTGTCTTTAACTATTTTGGCCATCTTATTTGCGACGGTCCTCTGTCTTAACCTTTTGACTAGTCTCTTGAAATAAGTTTCAAAGTTAACTAAATAATCTTCTCCTTTTTTCCTAGAGACCGGCATCGTCGTCCTCCTCATCTAGAAGCCCAGCTCCAACACCGAAGCCAAAAGGGTCTATAGTTGTTCCTGGAGAGAAGCCCGTTTTTCCTGGAGTTGTTGGTTTTACTCCTATTGAGGCCGCGGCCACGGTGTCGAATAGGTTTGCAAAAATCACTGGGTCAGCTCCAGCTTCTCTTTTGATAGCTTCTTTTAGTAGAGAGTTTTCTAGTTCCTTTGGAAGTCTGAAAAACTCTCTCGGTCGGGTCACTCCTCTCTTCCCAAGTCGTCCAGAGATATGGCCTTCGGCCTTTCCTCTATTGAGCTGCTTTCCAAAATTAAAAGTAATTATAAAACGAGCGTCAACGCTTTTAATATCATTGAGCATTGAGCCCGTGAGTCTTAGATCTCTGACGGTGCTTTGTCTTTTATAAATTTTAAATTTAATGGAGTTCTTATAACCCTCTGTGTAACCGGTATGTTTTTTTCCTTTATAATCTAATCCTTCTAAAGTTCTCTCGATGATCTTATCTCTGACTAGGTTGGCATAGAACTTTTTGACAGACGACCTCGACAAAAAAGGGCGTAGTTTATCCCGAAGTTCTCTTGGAGAATCAGCATAGGCTCGATTGAATACTTTTAAAGTATTAATCTTGTATTTCGGATTCCAATTCTTCTTCGCCATTTATTTCGTCTACTTGAAGGGCCCTAAGTAGTGCCTTCTCCTCCAGGATTTCTTTTTCCAAGTTCTCTATTTGCGAGTCACTCATATCAGGGTTAAGTAATCTTAGTTCTCTTTTTAAAGTGGAGAAGCCTTTTTCTAGTTTGAAGGCCGAGTTCTCTAGTTGCTCCTTCTCAGATACTAGGACCTTTGGATCTCTGAATAATACAGATACTTCGAAGGTCGATGAGAATTCTCTATTGTAAGGGTCAGCTAGTAGACCGGCCTGCCTCCAAACTGGAATGATGTACTTTGATAGTTTGGTCCAAAGGTCTCTTTCTCCTTTGGCAAAATAACTTTGTTGATCCTTCTTATCTTCCACCGACTCCGCTTGATCTAGGGCCTTAGAGATTCCGGAAATTGTTTCACTCACTGACTGCGTTGTCTTAATTGTGCCGGCCGATAAGTTCTTTGTGGTTAACAGTGTGGAGAGTAAATTGGTAACGAGCTGTAAAATTGCGATGATATCGATTTCAGGTTTGATCGTTCCGACTTCTGGCTTCTGGTTATCTGGGCCCCAGTTCATTGAGATGACGGAGGATGGATTCGATGGAAGATCACCGACATCCCCGATTGTATAGATGATCGACCAGGCTTGATACTTTGTTGCAAATAAAAGATCGGTTAAAACCACAGGTATCGCAATGGCCACTCTAATAAGATCGTCATCAGGAAGTGGAGCCACTGCATAAGTTGCTTCATTGTAATATACATAAGGGAGCGTGCCATAAGGGTTTAGGCCTTCCGGATTTTCTTCACTTGGAATAACGGTACCGTGTCCATTTATAATTATGGAATGTTGATCGGTGTCTACTCTGAGACGTTGGTTATCCTTTAGCTCATCGTCTGCTAAGATGACAACAACAAGATCGGGCACGTCAGGTCGTACTTCGTTAAAGGAGTAGACTTCGTATGTGTGTCTTGGAAGATTTCTTATTCCTGGCACGCCTTCGTTATCCACAAAAATATGCTGGAGGTTCCTTTTAAATAATTTAAAGTAACGGTTCCCTTCCTTCTGGACCGCATTGAGGTCGAGGCCGTTCTCCAGGTCCTCTACGAGCTCTTGATCGGCTTCATTTTGATCGGCCACTTCTCTTAGCGGATCCTCGTTGTAGACACCACTTAGCTTGTTGATTATTTTGTTCACTATGTTTAGTGGAACCAATCGGCCTAAAAGCTCTTCGACGGTCTCCGGTCTCTTGAACTCCCTAGTAATTGCTTCTCTGATTATGGTCATGGTGTGGCCGTTGTACATTAACCACCGATTATAATCTTCCTGGCGGGCTTCTTTTTTCTCTGGGCTGTTAAGATCGTTTGCAATCCACTTGAGTAATTCAATCGATAGTTCCATAGATATGTTCCTTAAGCGTAATAGTGTATCGTTGAGCCTTTGGCCCTTAAGTTTGGATCTAATATGTTAACGAAAAAATATCTTAAAGCATCGACCGCGTCGTCATCTTCTTTAATAGGGTTCTCGTTTATAATCTGTCCGTCCTTCTCATTGTAGCGGTAACGTTTGACGCCATCAATAGTTTTCGGGCATCTTTTCTCATCCACAAAAAACCGTACTTGGTTCATTGAGTTCCTGATGTATGACCGCACGATCGGTATGCCATAGTTAATTGCTTTTCTTCTGGCCTTGAAGTGGACACCGTATCTCTCTTTGAAGTAATTCATATTAGAGATACCAGTCTGTTCACGTTCCTGGTTGCCGGCTATATCACAGATCCAATCGGTTATTCTGTAGTGGCGGCTCTTGATCTGACGGTACAGCTCATCTATCTTCATCCTACTTTTAATTATCTCGTCGAACAGATACACACGATCACGGGCCCTGTCATATTGAAAAAATAGGGCGGCCATCTCGTGAGCGTAGCCCCAGTCGATTGCTACATACGTTTCAAACTTCGGGTTGTATATATAATTAGATATTAGATTCGACTCTCCGAATTCAGAATATACTGCATTCTTTGGTGTGGTGTCCCAGTCGATCGTGAACATCTGTCTAAAAGATACAGGATCAAGAGTCTGCTTTAAAGTGTCCAGCTCGTCCTTTGGGAAATGTGGATTATCTAATGAGTTCCAAGTGTAACACTCAAAGTTATCCGGTCTGTTTTTTACGAAGTAATTATACGCCCAGTGGTCCTTTGGATTTATAAATTGGACCCCGAGTGACCCGGTTGCCAGTATGGTGCCCTTAGTGTCTGCCGTTCTGGCCATGAACTCTAAAAACAATTGCTCCTTCATCTGAAAAACTTCGTCCGCCCAGATGACACCGGCCTTGACACCTTCGACCCTCTCCGGTTTTTCACCAGATACCCCGATGACCTCGGACCCATCATGCCACTCTGCTATTAGTGGGGACTTCCATTGCCGTCGAACGAAGGGAGCCGCATAGGCCATAAATTTTTTCCAGGATAACCGTCTTAACATATCGGCCGTTGGCGCTACGATGACACCGAGATATGGATCAACAGGAGAAGGAGTCCACCGAGGTTTTTCCTCTACTGTCTTTATAAACTTAATAGCTCCGACTTCGGTCTTGCCGCCCCTTTTTCCAGCGAAGGCCCCAATGACTCGGCCTCTGCTATTTAGGATATTTTTCTGGACGCCCCACGGTCGGAAGGTGATGTCACTCACTAGCTGGAGCTTCTTTTGCTTCTTCTTTTAATGCTCTCTGTTCTTCCTTAGTCAGTTTGGCCAGGTAGATTTCTCTTTGGTCCTTAGGGAGTGCATTTAAATGTTCTTTTAAATCTTTAATCTTCACTTTCATGATCTTCTCCGTCCATTTGGATAATTAGTTTTTTAGGCTTATCGTTATCTTGCTCCGCGGCCTTGTCATTCATACCAAGATTACACTTAGCAAAAAAGATGCTCCAGGTAGTATTATAATTGCCGTTAAGCCCTTGCCAGGTGATAAAATCCTTCTGGAAATCCTTGCACCACTTATATGCTTCGTTAAAGTCAGGGAACCGTTTTTTCCATTGATGCAGAGTATCGGTGTTAACTCCTAACTTAATAGCAAACCGCTCGAAAGTCGGAAGCTTTGGACCCCGTGTCTTAAAAGTAGCCACTTCATCTTCTCCGTTGACTACTCTCTGTGCTAGATATTCCTCTTCCTTCTCCAGGTGAGCGTAAAAGAAATCAATCATCTCCTGGGGTACGCCTTCGTTGTATTTCGACGGTCGACCCATCTTCTTTTTGGCCATATTATCCTCTTTTTTCACTTTATAAAATCATACTATTCCGAAAACTAATTAATTACAACAACTTCCGCATTTTACTGATAGACGCTGTCTATCACAACGCACTGTCAATGAATTGAGGGTAGCAGTTTTTTGCTATGACAATACTTTATATGTATAGAAATAAAATAAAAAAAATATTATATTATAGAGAGAATAAAGTAATGTTGTAGCAAAATCTGCTACCGTCAAAACGGGGACAATGCGTCAAGTGCCCGATATCTCATTAACGTGCCACATTAAATTGGCAATCTGCCTATTTTCCCTGGAATCTGAGCACCTACTACCCTGTAATATTCTCTAGAGTTTGACTCTATAAGTCATCTATTTTACTCTGAAACAGTATTATCTGACTGATAGAGTCAAAATAATTATTTACTGAAATAATGCACTCGGTTATAATTTAATTACGAAATAATTAATAATAACTAGGAGCAACAAATGAAATTTTTTAAAACTTTAAATCTTTATAAAAACTCTGTTAGCTCAAACATCATTGACCTAAATAATCTAAAAGCTACCTCTTACGATTGGTGGCAGTATTTAGCAGTAATAAAAGGAAAAATAGTTTTCAATGACTACAATTACTCAAGTGCTACTAATAAACATCAAGCAGAATGTAGATCTTTATTAAGTAAAAACGGTATCCAAGTAGATTTATTTATTAAGACAGAGCACTCATTGACAGATGAGAGGGCCGTACAAAATGCTATTGATTTATTAAATAGAGAAATAAGAGTTTTAAAAGCTGAAATAAATAAACCACGATCTCAAAAAAAGAAAAATCTAGAGAGAATATTTACAATTGAAAAATTGGAAACAGAGATAACAATTTTAACAAATGAACTAGTGGCCTAATCGGTCACTAGCAATTGAACTAAAAACTAGGAGCAAAAAATGGAATTCACAGATAGAAATAATTTTGGATTTGAAGAGATAAGCAATTATAAAACAATTTCTAAAAGTCAATGTGATGACTTGAAATTTGAAACTGATTATTTAAGAGTGTGGTTATCTAGGTTTGAGCCCGGCCTTGTAACGATTGAAGTATTACAGGAAGGGCGCTGGATAATCAAAAAACAATATGTAGCAGCTTAATAACTAAAAAACTAGGAGCAAAAAATGAGA